ATGTATCACCATCACTATCATGCAGATAGAATATACATGACACTGCACCGTCTGCATCTGTGTCTGTGTGTGGAGGATGAAATGGTGGTGCATTAGGACATGGCATAAGCAGATTTGCTTTGATACGATGAAACTTTAGACTATCAAATATCCACTTACGCTCAGACTTCTCTAGTGCTTTGACAGCGATATTGTAAAACTCAGGCCATCTGTTTATTATATCGTTTTCTGCAGTATTTTTATCGCTATCTGCTAAACATATTGGACGTACCATCTGCGGTGTATCTGCACCCATTATACCTTCTGTGGTTCCGGGAGACCATCTCCATAAGAAATTACAATCGGAAATTAGACCATATATCAACTTAAATGTATTATCATCTAAGACATCATCAATTACTTCAATCATTTTACACCGTAGGGTCTGGATTATTCTTCTTATCTTGTACTGCTTTACGCTCTACTTGACACCACTTCTGCAAGTCGCTCATGTGCTTTCTTGCTCTTGTGCCTGCTGACTTATTACCTTTCTCATAAAAGGTCTGTGTCTCTAATTTAATCATACGAACTAAATCATCTAGTTCAAAAATGCTCTCTTGCCAATCACTCATCATCGTCTTCCTTTTTTGTAAATTGATTTGGTTGTACGTCAGTCAAAAGATTAGGAAATGCTTTACGCACAATCTCTCTAGTGACGTTAGGATATAGTTTGCTTATATCTTTATCTTTAGCGGCGCATACTAAGTCCGCTTCTTCCCAGTGTATTCCTTCTAGGATTTGTACGAAAACCATCTCTTTTCGCATCTTCGGTAGTGGGTCGCTTACAGCGCATCGTGCCAAGCGTCTACTCTCAGTGTACAATGAGGCGCTAGACATGCCCACAGGTTCTCTTGTGTCTCTTTTGAATGGTGGCGCCCCTTCTGGTAGGTCAAGCACGATGTTCTTATCAAACGCTAGTGCTAAAATATTGCGTAGAGGTCGTAGGTTATTCTGTTGTAGAATGCGAATTCGTTCGGCCTTGCTTGGCGCATCATTACATTGTTTCAAAATCTCAGGTATATGCTGTCTCATAATGTCTCCATTTATCTGTTAATCAACTATATTTATATTGCCTGCAACGCTTACTCTTTCGACATCTTCTGTGAATGGATATACTTGATGCTCTAACCATCCGGGAAACACTACAATCTCACCCTCGACAGGAAAGTGTAGCATACGATTAGGTGAGCATCGATGCACTTCACCATATCTCCACTCTATCATACCATCTACAGGATCATTTACACTTCTGTCTTGATACTCATAACCTATTGTAGGGTCTGTTAATTCGTTCTTTACATATATCACAAATGCGTAGTTTGCTTCTTCATGCGTATGATGACCTATTGCTTGATTTGCATGTTGTACGTTCATCCACACATTGTCCAACTGTAGTTCATCGATATCCCGAAAGTCTTGAGCATTCAGACCTTTTGTGAAACTGCTTACATGACCTAATATCTCATACAATGCGGCATAGTGAAGCACACTGTTCTCAAACTCAAGTCTATTATTCTGTGTAGTTGTATGGCACAACAAATCTTTTACACTTTCTCTTGATTCCCGCACCATCTGTTTAATAGTAACTAAAGTATCAGCATTTACTGTGCTTTTGTATATGGGCGGACCAAAGTATCTATTACAACCGTTTTGTAATAAAGGTCTTTCGTATTTTCTTAGTTTCTTGACCATGCTACTCCTCTATGTTCACAAGTATATACATCAGCACCAACAACTAGTACATCAGGTCCATACTCTTCTGTAAAGGAAAAAGCATCACCTGTTGTGTGACACATGGGTTTACTGTGTGCGTTGAGTGATGTGTTTACAATAGCAGGTGGTTGACCGTATTGTTTTAATTTTTTCAGTAGTTTAGCATACGGACCATCGTTCACTGTTTGATATCTTACAGTATTATCTACATGAATGACACCTGATAATTCGCTTTCACCTTCAGGCGTTGGTCTTGCGGTATGTAACATATATGGCGATTTAGTCTTTGTGTGTAACAGTCTAGACAAGTCTTCTTCTAATATAATGATGCCATATGGACGCCACCATTCTCTATTCTTTAATTTACGTTCATTGAAATAATGTGCCGCATACTGTCTATTAGGAAGATATATCAAAGAGCGATTACCCAATGCTCTTGGACCAATGTGACTTTCTCCTTGACATACTGCTACAATTTTATTCGATATCAGCATATCAACTACTGTAGCAATTGCCTCATCATTCATCATAGGTATTTCTTCTGACTGCCAGTTCGTTGTAGGACAAGCAGGTGCTTTGATACCCATGAAATCTAAAAATGCAAACATAGCACCAAGAGATTGACCTTCATCACCAACACTAGGTGGTATTCTCATGTTTGGAAACTTCTTGTTTAGTATTTCATTGATTACTACATTGTGTGCTACACCACCACTATAACTAAACTCTTCATCATCTGCACACCATTTAGAAAAGAATTCTTCTAGTTTTTCTGACAATACTATCTGCCATGTATGCATCCAGTTAAGGTGCCACATGTTTATGAATGGATGACCTTCATTATGATGCCAAACCATAGAATGAATGTATTTACTTGTTTCAGGATTCACACTTCGTTTATCCCTTGCTATAGCATCTAGACCATGACCAAAATAAGTATCATCTTCAGTATGGTCACTTTTTGGTACATATTTCCATTTATTCATTGCTTCAGCAACAAAATCTTCAAATGAGAATGACCTTAGATGTTCAGCATATGCATGATTGTACTGACCATATGATATCAGACCCATTAAATTACCACTGCGGTCAGCAAATGAGTTACCCCATGTCCATGAAGGTCCTCTGCCTAACAAGTCTGCAGATGCATCATAATACAAGTCTCCAATCGAACACATATCTTGTTGTGTGTATTTTTTCACACGCTTATTACCTTCGAACACGCTAATGTGTACACCATAATCACCGCAACCATCAATGACAATACCTTTGTTTTTTCGACCAAACAACCACTCGGCGTTCATGTAGTGTGCAAAGTGATGCTCACATCTATAGTACTTCTTTGCACGATATGGTAAGGACTCAAATACATTTGTGAATGTTTCTTCGCTAATCTCTAGCACAAATTCATTTTCTTTGTACCTCCAATTCATATTTGCTTCATACTTTGGATTTTCAATCTGTTCACCTACAGTGACTACAATAACATCTAACTCTAGAGGAATATTCATACCTCGTAGGTCATCTACTAACTTAGGAAAGTCCCACTTGTAGTAGTGATACTTCTTGATACCCTTTACACGCTCAAGATTTAGATAAGTTGCTTTGTCGCCATCGTAGTATGTCACGTTGGCGTCATGGTTGATAAGATGTAGTGCTAGTACTTTCATTAGAATTCTTCAATCACCTCAATAAGTAGTTTCATACGTTTAGCAATAAACAAGTCAAGCAGTTTCATCTTACTGCCTGTTATAGCACTATTTAGTTGCTCTAAAATATCTACTTTCATATGCTGTGGTGTTTGTTTTAAGTCTACAAGAATAGCATTCTCTTTGAAACGCTCGTAGTCGATAGGTGGGTTCTGCATGAACTCAGTCATCTTCTTCTTACTCATAGGTTTTTGACGACCACCTGTTACGAATACATCACCAGGAGACAAGATGTTTGGTACACCATCACCTCTATCACCTTTGAGAATATGCTCTAGCAAATAACCTTGAGGGTCGTTGCACTTTATGAACTTTTTGAGTATAGGTGAGTACTGCTCAATATTTGCATATTCTTGAAGTTGCTGAAAGTCTTTGTCACCAGACAAAATAAGAATAGGGTCGCCCCCTAGTTGCTGACCATGCTCATGACAGATAGTGCCAATTACATCATCTGCTTCTGCATGTTCTACTTGAATGACTTTGTAAGGTGCATTCTCGCGTATCTCATCACGCACTTCATTCAGTGCAGTGAAGATTTCATTCCAATCAAGAGGTGACTTCTCACGGTCGCCTTTACGACTTGCTTTGTAGTGTGGAAATACTTCTTTACGCCAGTAGTTCTTATCATCACAACAAATGACCATATCGCCATACTTGTTGCCGAACTTCTTTTTATACATACGCAGACTATTGAACACCATATGGCGCACAAGGTCTCGGTCGACAGATGGCGCACTTTGTAACTGCATCATCAAATTACTAATCATTACTTGGTTCAAGTCTACTAATATCATATTATTCTCACTATCATTGTTAAGTCTTATTATCGCACATTATTGTGCAAATGTCAAGACTAATCGTCTAAATCATCCTCAAATTCATCTAACATCAACTGCAGACCTACTTGCGATATCTCTCCTGCTCTGTTCTTGATTATATTGAACTTGCAGTATCTATCAACTAAGTCTTGCATATCATGATGTAAGTTACCCTGTCTCATAAGACAACTACGCAATGCTTCTAGTGCAAATGCATAGTCTTTAAGAAACTCAGGATCTTGTACATCTACACCATGAGCGGCAAACTCTTTAGCACCTGCCATTAGAATGCTTTCTGCGAGATAGTTACTCATGTCATATGCTTTTGCTTTCTGCATATCGTCAATCATGTTTGCGGCGGTCTCTGCTTCTTTTTGAGCATAGTACTGATTGATTTTCGGGAACTGTACAACATTAGTCTCGTTATCATTTTCATACATATCTGTATTTCCCTTTAACTAACACTTTACGAGATTTGGTCTGTTGCTCAATCTCTATGTGTCTACTATCTATGAGAGCAGAAATACGTCTACTGATAGCAACACCCACGTTCTTAGGCAGATATTCTTTATGCTCACTATCAGACAACTGATTACGAACTTCAGAAATGACTAGTCTTTTTTTCGCATACTTGAGACTATCCATTGCTTTGAAGATTTCTAAGTCGATGACACGATGTATGTCTGCCCTCTTAGGTTTGCGCGGTACAGGATCAGGCATAACCCACTTACGTCTACTACCTGAATTCTCGTAGACCTTTCTACCATCTGGCATCAGTGTATGCGCTTCTTCAATAACTCTAAACACATATACTTTCGTGCCATCTTCACGCTGGCGAATGAACTTCTGTTCATACTTTGCGGGTACACGCTTGCCATGTTCTTTATCATGCTCGGCAAGGCGTTGCAAGAAGGTAGGAACTTGTAATTCGTCTTTCTTCTTGCTTTTCGCCATTACTTATCTCCGTATGCTTCAAAAAATGCAATCTTCACACTATCGACACGAAAACTGCGCCATGCTTCTTTTTCTAAGTCCCAACATTTGATGACTTCTCTATTGACATCTTTCGCTTGATTAGTCTTCACAGTTTCGAACTGTGGCATCATGTTTTCATTTAGTGTGCATTTCATCTTACGCTCAGTGCCGTCTTTCTTTGTAAACGTCACACGCACAACACCGTCATGCAAGTCTTTCATAATATCTTCATACATATACTCAATCTCCTTCGATTTTTTGTCTGAGTTCATTATACCCTCCGATGTATTCATTGTCAATCTCTATAATAGGAAAAGTTCGCGCTGTAGGGAATTTCGCCACTACATCATCTCTAGTGAATTCTTCTCCTAATGTGACAGAGGTATATTCGATACCTTTCTGTTCTAGCAAACGCTTCGCCATGTCACAGTATGGACACTGCGGTTTACTCCAAACTGCTACGTTCATGATGCCGGTCCTTTATTCTCAATTACTTTCACTCGGTTAATGAAAGTTTCTCTAATGTCTGAATATTTATTTATCTCATGCTTACGCACAAAACCATCTAAGTCTACACAATCACCAATCTTCATTTCCCATGCTTCATGCTTATCGTATGTGACCCAAGTTTTAATCAGATTTCTATGTCGGTCACAAAACGTATATATCCAACTGTCATGGTCTTGCATATGATGCTTCTGTATCAACTTAATGAAAAAGTTTTTACGCTTACCTGGCACACCTACATAATCGCTATTCTTGTGTGCTTCATTAAATGCATCACGTTCTTTACCTTTCAGATAAGTTGGAACCATCGCTACTATGTAACCAATATTTTTCTCGGTGCAAGTATCTTGCAGAGATAAAGCAATACAAGTATTAATGAATTCATTCTGCGTTGGTTTCATGTATCGAAAGTAATCAAGTACTTTCTGCGCTTCGGACAACTTAGTCTCATAATTTTCATCATAAGACTGAATAGTATAGTCAGGATTCGGCGCCTGGCATTGACGATGTACAAATTCTACAACTTTATCTTTTGTAGATTTGACACCGTGACCGTCGCCACGATATCCTGACCTAGCATTGCCGATGAAGTGACCGTCTTTGTCAATCTCGTACAATGCCCTTGCAATAATATCAGTAAGTTTTAAATTGTTGTCCATAGTCATTGTCCATAAACCCATCTTCATTTTCGTTCATCTCTGGTTCTGGTTCATACTGTGGTTCGCACTCACAACCACCACAGTTTATACAAGCGAAACACTGATAGCAAGAGAACTCATCTGCTTTCAGTGTATCATCACCGCATACGCTACATTTATACATATATTGACCCCCTTTCCATTTGAATTTGTGCATCCCACTTCGCCGCTTGTTCATCTGCCCACTTGTCGTAGTCTTTCAGAACTTGCTCTTTCTCTTCTAATAAACTAGCAAGAGAGTTAAGTGCCATACGCTTTTCATCTGACGCGCCCTCTTCAAATGCTATAATAGCATTCTTCAGAACATCAACATCACGAATAACATCATTCATCACTAAACCTCCAATCAATGATACTGAAGAAGTTCATTTGCTTCTTCAGGAGTTGCGAAATACTCAGAGAGACGGTCATAAGGCATGACAAAACCATGCTCTTTATAGACCTGACCTACATACCAACCAGCGGCAGACGCCATTACTAGTGGTTGCGACACCATGAGTGTCTCACCGTATGAGACAGTCTCAGTAAACACGATTTCATCAGATTTCCAAACTTGCATAATTCACCTCTTTCATCACAGTATAGTATTATATTAACAAATCAATCATGCTTTGTCAAGCATTTTTTTAAGAAAATGCAATCAATGCGAGTAGCAAAGAGTTCAGCGAGAACCCTATCGCATTCGATACAATGTATAGCATATCTTTAGCATAGATTGCCCGCACTAGGAACAAGGACAGTCCTAACCAGACTAGCAAGATAAAGTTCAGTGGAGGTAGATGGGTCGACCATCCCATCAGAACTGAGATTGATGTTGGAGCAGTTGCTCCATGTATTAGGATCATTCCGATCCACCCACACATTTCTGGGATTTTATTTTTCACATTATTCATAATATAACTCCTTTTCTTATTGTATTATAGTAACACACTTTTTTAGAGTTGTCAAGCAATTTCTTCGATTGTTATGCGATATTTTTTCATATTCATATCACACAAATCAATAGTCTTTTTCGTTGACACGAATGCACCATTCGCATCAAGGTCCATCTTGATAGGGTCAATCAATCCGATAATATTATCGGGATCATACTTCAGTAGTGCTTTACGAACTACATCAGCGATTTTATCACAGTATGCTAAATTCATCATATATTCTCCTTCTTTACCCAAGTTTCAAAATTAACACCAGACCAAGTATAACCTTGATCCATCTTATAGACTTCATATGCTTGAAGAGTTTTCTGGTCTTGTGCCATGGGGTTTCGTTCAATAAACTCGATTAACTGGTCAAGTGTAAACCCAAAGAATTCACACCGCTTGTTAAGAATTGTCATTGCACCTTTAATTTTCATAATGTATACCTCTCTTTTCATCTTACATATACATTATAAACGCAAAAAACCCTTTTGTCAAGGGTTTTCTGGTAAAAAAGTGGTAAAAATGTGGTTTTTTTTATGTCGCAACTGTCATATTATGTCGTTTTTGTGATATAGGCGAAAAAGACCTTGCAGTTTTAGGTTCTACACGGACATTTGCTTCGGGTAGAACAAAATGACATTCATATTCTTCATTCGACCATTTCCAGTCATCTTCATACTTCAATACTGTGAATGAGTTTTGTTCGCCAAAGTTCATGAAAGCAACAGTAATCCATTCCTTTGTCATATCATCTGAAAATCTGTTAGGCATAATACGAACTTCTGCGGGTAACTTTTTACTGTCACTCTTTCTAGTCAACTCTACTATACGTCTTTCAATGTCCATGTCTACTCCGTGATGTATGACTATTTATATTTACTTTTTCTTGTCATTTTCTACTCTTCTATTTTCTTCAATATAGTCATGATGTACGATACCACTATTTGGTACTTTCCACTCTCTTCTCTTCTTAAACTTTTCCCATAGTGTATCTTCATCTTCACTTACAATTTTTTTGACCTGCTCTGTCTCATCCGTTCTTTCTGTTTCCTCAGAGATGGTGTGAACCTCTTTAGTTTCTGGTTTACTCTCTTCAGTCTCTTCGGTATCAATGATCCCTGGTACTTGAACAGCATGTGCATCTACCTCCGTATTCTTCTTTTCAATAACACTAGTTTCCACATTTTCTGGCACTTCAGACTTGTCCTCAGACACAGTGTCCACTCTCTCGGATATATCGACTTCCTGCACCCTGTCTGTAGATAGTTCTGTAAAGTCTCCAACTTGCTCTGTGGGGACCGTGAATTTTTTCTTCTCATCTTGATACTCTCTCAGTGATTGGTTCGCCGCAATCAGTAGTAACACTGCTAATGGGTCGAACACAAATATCAACAGTAAGATAACCCATCTCACTGCTTCATCAAAGTGGTCTTTCGCTTCATCACCATAGATAAGTTCTGCGATATATTTGAGAGGTCCTACTTCTGCTTCAAGTGCAATCTGCTCTTTACTTAATACTAGTTTCTCACCTTCTAACTCATCGATATTATTCTGCGCTTCACTGATGACTGCTTCTAACTCTGCTCTTTCTTCTTTCTGTGATTGACGAACAGCAATAGCACCCTCTGGTCCACGAATACGGTCAAAGTTCATGAGAATTTGCACTGCTTCATCCAACTGTCCAATAACTTTCGTGGCATCTTCTATGGTAGTTACTTCTCTTGTAATTTTCTGTTCAATTCTTTCGATTACAACAGTGTTATCACCAGTAGCAATTGTCTGGTCTAAGTGTGCTTTTGATAAGAAACCAAAGATACCCATGCTTGTGATGAATATGAGTACTACAACTGCAAGTGTCAAATACGACTTCAGTAGTAGTGGTGTTTTATTCCAGTTCTGATACAACCAAGATGCTGTGACTAGTTTTCCTACTTCTAGCACACCACCCATCAATAGAACAGGTAGTTTTGCGGCACTAAAGATAGCGGCAAGACCTAGTAAAGAGTATAGTGCGGCGATTGCTGAAATTGATAATGCCGACAATAGAGTAATTAGTGCTAGTGTCATAGACGGTCTATTCCTGCTTTGCAGATATAAAAAGCATCGACAATATCTGTCACTGGAGAATCCAGTGTGTCTTGCCCCATTATATCTTTTAACTGTAATATATATTTATGTTGTTTCAGAAATGCTTCATACATTGCTTCTTTATTAGCATTACCTTTATCTGTAGCATACTTCTTAACTTCTGCCGGCGAGATTGTACTATAAGTCATTTGATTACGATACAAACGCATCTTTAAAGCACCTGCGTTCTCTCCTATATGAAAGACACGACCTTTTGCGCCCATAGCGTAATCTTCTATGAAAACATGATTTATTGCTTGCAAACCAAACTGAGCATCTTGTTTGCTCATGCAACTCATCACCCAACTAGAAATATTGTGATAGCGTTCTTCTGCACTATTCCATGGTTTATGAAGGTCACCATAGATGTTATTCCAGGTGCCTTCATATTTCTTTTTGGTTGTTAAGAAATAAAACTGACAAGTAAAAAATGAAATATCTTCACTAGGCGATATGCATATCGCTGGACTGCTTAGTGAATAGTCTATCCCTACATACATTTTATTTCTGAAATTGCAGAGAATATTGTCTGCCATTGTGTGTGAATTTTACAATGGAATGACTATATACAGTTTTCACTTCTTCTTCGTATCTTGTTTCTACTGTGCAAAATCTTGCAGGTTGTGCTTTTGCTTGACTGTTGTTGTGACCTATAATACCACCAATGACTGCGCCTACTGCACCCCCATTGTCTACGTTCTTTGTCACGTTATTACCAATCAGACCACCAATAATAGCACCTTTGAGCATATCACCTGACCTGTCTCCTGATACTGTTCTATCAGTACAGACTTCTACCTGATATGGTTTCTTAATGATGACTTGTTTGTTTACATCAGTCACCGTTTGAGCATTTGCTGTTGTTGTAAATAGTGCAATTGCACCAATCAAAATATACTTCATTATAAGTCTCCTTCTTTCCTGTTTTCACTAAAATATGCGTCAAACTCGCCGCCAGGATATCGACTTTCTAGTTTGAACACATTCTC